TAGTCCTGATGGTATTCCTTCTGCAGTAACGACTGAGTCAAAAACAGCTAAATCATCTACAACTTTATTTTCATTCCAGAGAGTTTTCTCTGCTTTTTCTTGTGCTCTTTCTTTTTGATCTACTATAAATGGATGAAGTTCTTGCTTAAATCTTAGCTCATTTTCTGCTACTGTTGATAACCTGTCTTCTGTTGCATGCATGTTTGATAATTCTTCGGCTTTATTGCTTTGATCAAGAGAGTCCTGCATTACATCATGTTTAAATTTATCTTGTGTTAATTGAGCAGCTTGAACTTGACGTTCTTCTTGCTGTCTTGCAAAGTCATGGAGTTCTGTAGTACGTAAACCCTTTCTAGCATCACCTACATTAATAAGGTTAAATCCCTCTCTGGCTTGCTGTAATGCCGCATTACGTGCCTCAGCAGTTGGGAGATCATCTGCCCCAGCAAGAAACGATTCTGTATCTCTAGTTGATTTACGCTGTAGTAAGTCATCAATAGATGTACCTACTCCTCTAAGTGCATCACCTGCACCTCCAGAATATTTAGCATAAGCCATTAGCTCATCAGCAATGCTAACAGGCCTCATATTTTTCCAAGTAATGGGATCAGACGCCATTGTAATCTCCTAAATTATCCAAGAGGAATGTTCTTTAAGAAGTCCGTATTTCGACCGCCTTGAGTTTTATTAATGTAATCTCTTCTTGTATCAATAACATTATTAAGCGAAGTAGCTTGAGCTAAATAGTTTCTATCATCAGCTGCGTATTTCTTATTCATTGCTTGCTCAGTTAACTCTAGGCCTTTCATATTGCTAAAGTAATCCATTATACCTCCAGCACCTTGAAGTAGCCCGGTACCAATACCTGCCCAACCTAACCAATCAGTTTTATCTCCACCCCCACCTTGCGTGTGCCCAGCAAAACCAGGTCTTTGCTCAAATTTCTTAATAACGTCATTGTAACTTCCACCTGCTGTAGCATTTCCAGTATAAACACTTTCTGGAATAGAAGAAGAATAATCAACTGGAGCCCCAGCGTTTCTAAAATTGTGCATACCCAGTTTTTTTTTCCACTCTTCATCAGGATCACTAGGAAAACCAGGATAACTAAGTTCTTTTTTCGATTCAGGTAGTTTAAAATTTTGGATGCTGTTGAATCCTGAATTATAACCTCCATATTCGCCCATATTATTCTCCTTATTACCTATAATTTTTTAATGCATCCCACATACGATTCATAGGATGATTCTGTTTGTAATCATTTAATTGATTTTGCGTAGGTTCTTCAAACGGCCTAGTGTAATTTCTGGGTTGTGATTGCTGTTGTTGTAATATCTTTCCTAGTTCCTGTAACTGTTGTTGTTTTTGTAATTGTTGTATGCCCTCTGGTGTTAATTGTCTAAGATTACCACGAGGAGGCGCTCCATACTGTTCCATATCCATAAACAATTGTTTTCTTGATTGTGGTGGCGCAGTAGGACTCATTTCACGACTAGGACTAGTATAAGGTGTGCCTTGTCCAAATGGAGGTGCGTAATGTTCTTTTGAAAATCCCTGCCCTCTATCCATTTGTCCTGCTTGTTTAAGAGCTTCTTCGTGAATCCACTTCTGTATTTCTTCCCATCTTGGTTTATTAGCCATAATGATACTCCGATTGTAATACGTAAATTTTACCTTTATTTAATATAATTGTCTATTTCTTTATACATATGGATTATTTCCTTCACCAGATACTTGTTGAGCTATTATGGCGGAATTATCTGTACACATATATATTAAATCATACTGATAAGTAAATCCTGAATAAAAATTTTCACATCCCATAGTTGCTGCAGGATTTGCAAATTTAAAAGCTAATTCAGTAAGACCTTCTGTTGGTTCAAGAGCTTCTTGCTCTTTTTTTAAAGCGTTCCATTTATCTAACTGTTGATTTTTACGTATTTCCATTTCCCGCTTTAAATCATCACGGGCATTCCTTGTTTTATGAACTAAAATAGTATTACCCGCACTTATTCCTTTTACAGCTACTCGAGCGTAATCAAGTGCAGTAAAATCACTTAAGCTTTTATAATTAAAAGATGTAAGCACCTCTGTGTTAAGACCTGCTTCCCAATTAATTGAATAATCAGGATTTAATTCATATCCAAGTTCTCCACCTTCCCACCCTGACACAGCTGCCATAGCAACTATATTAAGAAGCATAGCTAACATTTGATCATCCGGAACTAATTCCGTAATTATGACCCGAATAAGATGCTGAACAGCATAATCTATAAGTAAACCAGGTAAAGCTGCGAATAACACAGAAAATATTGCGCCAACGCCGCCTACCCCTGCTGCTACTATTACTTCAGCCAACAATGTTTCTGTAAACCATGTTGCCCATCCTCCTGCTGGAGGGAAGAATATGCAAATAAGAATAATAACAAGAACAGTAATAACAATTATCCAAGCTGTTAACAAACTCATACCAGCATGTACAATAACCTCATAATGGGCTATGTATATTGATACATGCGCTCCTGCTAAAAATAATTTACCAAGTTGAGCATTAGAAAAATCTTGAACAAATGTATAAAAAAATGGGAGAATTAAATCGCCTTTATTTGCTAGATTAAATTTAACTATCCTACCGATACCAGTAGCTCCGTCTACAACTCTTAAAAGAGCAATTGGAGCTACTACTGTATACGCATCTAATCCTGAAGGCTTACATTGATAGTAAGTAATAGATTGCCCTACAGTTGTAGCTTCTGCAGCGGCTTGTACTACTCTTAGTACACCTGACCCGTTATTCTCATAAACTAAATCAGCAGTTAAAAATTTCAAAGTAGCGGCAGAATTATCTGATTCTAATAAGTTAGGAGTAGGATTGTTATAAGACATTCTTGTAGTTACTTGTAGCCAGTTAGCTGCTTCTGTAGTAGTGGTACCTGGATTTATTACACCATTACCATCTAGAAAATCTTGTACCTCACTCAGATCATCTGCTTTATATCCTACATTATACGTGCCTTTACCTGAAGAAACATGGTAGTTGTATTTTAAAATATTAGAAGAATCAAACTTGGACATATTAGAGTAATATATACCGTTTTCAGTACTCCCACTATTAGCGTTAATAGTCGCCAGTGGAGTATGCGCATAGGTAATATAAGACCATTGGAATACATATTTACTATCTGCTGATGTGGTAATTATATTATTCTGGGGTTTATCATCTCCTGTTGGAGTATTATTATACGAGCCTTGAGTATGTCCTTGTGCAGGATATAGATTTTCAAACATTTTAAATAGATATGCCATTCCTACTTCAGAGGTATCCCACATACGTATACCAAAATTAACATAAACATTATCTATATCTCCTGCTGCCAATCCTGAATCTGTTAAAATTAAATTAAGAACCGCATTAGCCTCTATATTGATTATGTTTAATAAAGATTCAATAGAAGCTTTTTTACTTGCCCCAAATGTAGTGTAATTTGCGTTAGTTATTCTTAATGGAACAGCAGGGATTCCCTGAATTACAGTACCGTCTATATCAATAGGTGACTCTACAGTATCTAGATCAATATAAACTCCGGATCCTACTTGATAAATAAATAAGTATTTTCTAGAAGGAGTACTGTCTTTATAATACGTAGAAACATAATGTAATTGGGTGGGTTTAGTAGGTGCTGTATACGAAAGAGTTCTAGTTATATTTCCTACATTTGTTGCATTATATACCTGAATTGTATAGGTATCAGGCGTTGAGTTATACGAAATAGTATTAAGATTTACTTGCCAACGTTCATCAGCAAACACTTCATCTGATGTACCTATTGTACTAGTTATATTAATATCGTAATGATTAACAGATGGGATTATGTGAACTATATCCCCAACCGGAGTAGGTGGATTCGTATTCGTTGTAGAATAGTCCACTCCTAATGTATTAGTTCCTACATTGTATTCTTTATATTCCTGAAGCCAGTACTTGACCCAATCTTTCTTTGATAATCCTCTTAAATAAGAACCTTCGGGGGTGCATGGAACACCATTAAGAGTAGCTAATGCGGCTGTTAATTCAGTATAATCAATAGTTGCGATATGGGATTCTAAAGTAGGAAAACCTTCAAAATAATTTCCTTGCTCAATAAACCGCATGAATTCTCTAACATTTCCTTTAAGACTACGAAATGCGGTGTGATAAAGAAGATTACCTGTAACATCCTTATTTCCTAAAACGCTTAGTAAAATTGAATTTACAAGAGCGTCTTTGTTATCGGGGTTTGCAAACAAAGGAACATTACGTACTTCGTAATATTCAACAATTTGAATCGTGTCATCCGGGCCAAAAAGTATCACTGAAACAGCTTCTATTACAATCTCAACAAGGCTGACGATACCTTCAACTATATCTATAACAACATCAGCAACCCATTCAAAAGCCTCAACTACAGCACTCATTAATCGCCCCTATCCGGTAGGTTCGGCGTTAGTTATTTGGGTATTAATATTGCCTGTGCCAGTTTCATTAAGGGCTGTTATACCTGTAGCAGCTACGCCTGCTGTAGAAGTATTAATACTCCAAGCATCTAGAATAGTTTTAAGGTATTTTTGATCTGCATTCCATTTAAAACCTTTAGCTTGCTCACCAGATAAATTAGCTTGACGGCCCATAATACTAGTACTAGTAGGGGCTACTTTAGTTGCTTTATCAGTTTGTGCAAATTCAGTAATTTCTTTTTGAAATAATAAAGATTCTTCAGCATTACCTTTCTGCATACCTATTGTGTAGGCTACTGCTTGTTGCACAGTAGCCTGCATTGCTGTTAAATATACTGTTGCGTAATCACTGCCAGTAATTCGACCTAGATTAAACTGGGCAGCCATATGAGCATTAACAGTTTCCATCATATCATCGAATACACCGGTGCCTGTTACTACGTTATCAGCATCTGTAGAAACACTAGCAGTTAAATTAGCAATAGTAATAGCCATTAGTTATTAGCTCCTACACCAAAACCTGCAACTTTATTAGCTGCAGCAACTTGTTGCATTTCTTCTCGAGTAAGCGGATCTAAAATGCGTACGTTAAACTTTTTAGTTAAATAAGGCTCTAAAACTTTTTCACCATTAGCTCTAACTACAGTTTTAAACTGTTGCATCTGGCCTTGTTCAATTTGTTCAAGAATAATTTGAGGAACATGCCATCCTTCCTCATTATTAAAAGGAACAAACTTTTTAATCATTTGACCATTATTAACTCCTGAAGAACCTACAGTAAAAATAAGTCCTGGGTAATTAACCATATTAGGATCATTAGGAGTAACTACTATACGAGTAAGCTTCATAGCTCTTTGGTATGCAGTTGGATTTTCTATAGCATCTATATGCTTTGCTTTTGCAGCTCTAGATGCTTCAGTAGAACCAACAGAAACATCGGAAGTAGTTTCTTTAACGTTTCCTTTATACGTATTAGTTCTAACTTCATTAAGAGTAGTTATTAATTTTTCAGTTCCTGTTTTATGATGTACAACAACTCCATTATCTTTTAATTCCTGTTTAATTTCTTCATTTGTCATATCTTTAATACTTGGTAATTCCATAGTTTTCTCCATATTTGACCTCCTCAATCTTATATAAAAAAGTGTCCCCCGAGCCCTAAAGGGCTCGGAGGGACGATTAAACTATTACTTCTATGCTGCTGCTTTCAGTGTCCAAATAATACCAAGACGTTCTGGACGTAATGCCATAAAGCC